ATCAATTAATTATTCACTTGCTGATCCTATAATGATTCAAAAGGCAGGTGAAGTAGATGAAAACATTGATTGGAAAGTTCAAGCAACACTTGAAAATGAAGATTTTCATACATTTGTTAGAGCTGCTTCTTCAATACAAGGAAATGAAATTGTAACACTTGCTGCCTCTAAAGATTCCATTGGTACACCCATTATTAATTTTGTATTTGGTGAACGTATGGAGTTTTCAAATAAAGTAGAATTTCAAGTAAATGCTTCATTTAGGGATAATGTTAGAGAGGATAATAAAATTCCATTTAATAGTGAAATGCTCCGTGAAATATTTAATGCTAATAAAACTTCAGATGAATGTCATTTAAGCTTTGTGGATGAGGGGTTACTCCGCCTTATCTTTACCTCGGAAGATGAAGGTATAAACACAACGTATTTTGTTGTACGAAAAGCGGATTATTAATATTTATTGACATGAATCAATCAAAATGGAGAAACTTTGTTGTTGGCGCGATGCTACACGAAGGAGTTAGACAAGATGGAAACGAATATACAGTTAGCATTTCAGACTTAACGTTTGATTTACTTAAAGATACTTTTCCCACAAAGTACCAAAATCCTTTTGGAGATGAAGGAAGACCTATGTTTAGAGATCCTATTTACCTTCCACAAGGTGATGGTAGTTCTAAGGGTATAATTGATAGGGATGCTTTAGAGGATTATGTAGAGTATATTATGTCAAGAGTAGGCAATGTTGATATTGTTTTAGATCCAACAGCAAAACCCTTAAATATGGCTGTAATTAAAGATCCTAAATTTAAAAAAAGAGAAGCAGGGATCGGAAAAACTATCTCTTCCTATTATGGAAAAGGTGAAAACGAAGGAGATTAAACTTGTCGATTTTAAAAAAATTTCGTATATTTATGGATGACTTTAGGGCACCAACCCGTTATGTTTTATAATTAATCGTCACCTTAGGGGGCAAAAAAGTAAAAAAATGACACACGTAAATCTCTTAGATCCGAGGTTCGCATCACCTCTAGACGTTCTAGTAAAGAACTTTTTCCATAAAGATGCAATTTTCGATAAACCTTCCCGACAAGCAGTAACTCATCCCATTGATGTATATGAGGATGAACATGGTCTTACTTTTGAAGTAGCTTGTGTAGGTTTAGATAAAAAGGATGTTAATATTGCCATAGAAGGAGATATTCTTAAAGTATCCTATAAAAAAGAAGAGGACCAACTCCCCACAGATAATAAACACTATTACCACACTGGAGTTCGAAAAAGCAGTTTTGACTTTGGGTGGAAAGTAGCTCGTAGATTTAATTTAAGCAAAGCAAATGCTGAAATGCAAAATGGTTTGCTTTGTATTCAAATTCCTTATGCCGCAGAGGCAAAACCAAAAACCTTAACAATTAAATAATTTAAAAATTAAGTTAAAAAGGTTGGTGCCCTGAAGTTTTCTTCGTATATTCAAGTGTTCAAGTATTAAAAATTAAACAGTTATGAGATTTATCAAAGACCCGGCCCTTGGTGATTACTTTATTCAAGTGGATGACCTAAATTATTCAGCATTTATAAAAATTATTCCGGATAGTGGAATTCCTTATGATTCACTTGTAGGACATTTTAGTGATTTTTCAAAAGCACTTGAAAAAATTGCTGAGCATAAAGTAAGGTCAAGGTCTTATGATAGTATTAGGGAATTTATTGAAGAATTTAGACAAATTAAAAACGAATTAAAAAATCTAATTTAAAAAATGGTGAAAGCATTATTTAACACAGTTCTCGTTAAACCTATTGAGGAAGACGAAAGCACATACGGCACTATTGTCGTCCCAGACATGGGGAAAGAAAAAAACCTTAAAGGTGAAGTAGTTTCAGTGGGACCTGGAGCATATTCTTTAACAGGAACCTTTATTGAAACAGTTGTTCAAAAAGGTGATATTGTTTTACTTCCTGCTATGGGTCCTACCAAAGTAGATTACAAAGGAGAAGAATATTACACAATTCAAGAAAATCAAATTTTAGCAGTTATTGAAAATGAGTAAAATTACTATTGTAAATTACGGAGACGACTCCCGTAAGAAGTTGATTGATGGAGTTAATCAGCTTGCTGATGCAGTCGTAACTACTTTAGGACCCAATGGTCGTAATGTTGTTATCCAAAATGAACATGGAGTACCACAAAGCACTAAAGATGGTGTAACGGTAGCTAAAGCTATTGAACTTGAAGACACAGTAGAAAATACTGGAGCTCAAATGGTTAAGCAGGCTGCTATTCGTACTGCGGAACAAGCAGGTGATGGTACTACTACTTCTACTTTATTGGCCCGTGAAATTGTAAACGCAGGTAGCCGTTATAGTGATAAGGGGCATAACATTGTAGAAATTAAACGTGGGATTGATAAGTGTGTAAAAGCATATGTAGATAATCTTCGTGATCAATCACAAGACATTTCTAGCGAGGACCAACTTCGCCAAGTAGCTACTATATCAGCTAATAATGATGCTGAAGTAGGAGAACTAATTGCTACCGCAATGGAAAAAGTTGGACGAGATGGCGTAGTAACTATTGAAGAATCCCGTACAGGCGAAACTTACCTAGAAACTGTTGAAGGTCTACAATTTGATCGAGGTTATAAGTCACCCTATTTTGTGACTAATAACGATACTATGAGCACTACCCTTAAGGATGCTATGATTTTATTCTATAATGGTAAAATTGCTACTGTAAAAGATTTACTTCCATTATTAGAAAATCTTTCAACTCAAAGCAAATCACTTCTTATTGTAGCGGAAGACATTGATGGAGAAGCACTTGCTACCCTTATTGTTAATAAAATGAGAGGTATTCTAAATGTATGTGCTGTTAAAGCTCCTGATTTTGGTGATCGCCGTACCTTACTTATGAATGACATGGCTACTCTTACAGGAGGTGTAGTTGTTGATAAAGATAAAGGTATGAAACTTGATAAGTTTGATCTTAATTGGTTGGGACAGTGTCGTACTGTTACTGTAACTAAAGAACAAACAACTATTGTTGATGGTGCTGGTGAAGAAGAAGCAATTGAGGAATTGTGTGTCCAACTTCAATCTCAAATTGAAAATTCATCCTCCCCATTTGAAATGGAAAAACTTCAAGAACGCCTTGCTAAACTAGTAGGAGGTGTAGCAGTAATCCACGTGGGTGGAAACACTGAAACTGAAATGAGGGAAAAGAAAGACCGCGTTGATGATGCTCTCCAAGCTACTAAAGCAGCTATTGAAGAAGGAATCATCCCAGGGGGTGGAGTAGCACTTCTTAGAGCTAGCTCGGACACTAAATGTTCACCTGAAAACGATGATCAAAAGTTAGGTTGTAATATTATGTTTAATGCTATGCGTAAACCATTTCAACAAATTTTGTTGAATGCGGGTCGTGAAGATGTCCATAGTGTTGAACATACCGTACAACGAGCTAAAAATAAAAATACAGGTTACAATATTAAAACTGGTAAGTGTGAAGACTTCCTCAAAGCGGGAATTATTGATCCTACTAAGGTTACGCGTTGTGCTCTTGAAAATGCCGCCTCAATTGCTGGAACTATTCTTTTAACAGAATGTACAGTAGTTAATAAACCTCAAGAAAACCAAGAAGAGGTTGGAGGTATGCCTGGAATGTTTTAAATTTAGATAATGTCTGAAATTCAAACAGTAGAGCAAAAGCAACTGATCGCAGAAAGAGTACCACCGGGGGACCGGTGGGCTCTTACTGCTGATCCTTCAAAATCAGTTCAAGAATCCCTTACTGATACTTTAGAAGCTTATTTTAAGAGAACACAATTTAATGCTGCTTTTTATTTAGATCCTATTGGAGGTAAATTATATGCAGTAGAACGTACTGAGGTAGAAATTACCCCTGAACCAATTAAAACATTTGATTTTTATGGAGATGGCTATAACTAATAGTTTATGGGTTGAAAAATATCGACCTAGTATTTTAGAAAATTATATTGGAAATGAACACCTTAAAGGTACTATTAGTAAGTACTTAAGGGATAATGATATCCAAAATATGATTTTTTATGGCCCTGCTGGCACTGGAAAAACCACATTAGCTAAACTGCTAGTTAATAATCTTGACTGTGAATATCTTTACATTAACGCCTCAGATGAAAGAGGTATTGAAACCATTAGGGATAAAGTATCGGGATTTGCTAGCACAATGTCATTTAAACCTCTTAAAGTAGTTATCCTTGATGAAGCAGATTTTCTCACCATCCAGGCCCAAGCTTCACTTCGGAATGTTATTGAAACCTTTTCTAAAAGTACACGATTTATTTTAACTTGCAATTATGTAGAACGTATTATTGATCCTCTACAGTCACGGTGTCAAGTACTTAAAATTGTACCTCCTAGTAAAGCAGAAGTGGCTAAACATATTTTTAATGTTTTATCTAAAGAAGGTGTTCAACATAGCACTGACCATTTAAAAGATCTAGTTAACCGGTACTATCCTGATGTACGTAAGATGCTTAATGTATGCCAGATGAGTGCTAAAGATGGTGAATTAGAGTTAGATACACAAACACTTGTATCATCCAATTATATTGGTAAAATAATTGAATTATTGCCTAATAAAAAGTCATTTAAACAAATCAGACAAGTAATCGCAGACTCCAATGTTCAAGATTTTGAAGCGCTATATAAAGCTTTGTACGAGCATATGGACGAATATACTTCACGTCCTGCAGAAGCTATTATTATTATTGAGGAATACATGTATCACTCTAACTTCCGAATTGATAAGGAAATTAACGTGATGGCCTGTATTTCTAAACTACTTGAAGTCTCAAGTAAAATTGTTCTATAAAGACATTATAGAATTTGGAGATCGTAAATTTTTATTGTATCGTACAATAAGAGCTACTGATAAAATGGATGCTAATTTAATAAAAAAACATTGGCACTGTGATACAGTATTAAAAAAAGAAAACGTATATTATTTTTGCAACGAAATTAAACAAATAGATTATGAAGAAATCAGAAATGACTCAACAACCTCAAATTGATTTAGCCCAAACAACTTCTGTCCCTAATGGATCAGGAGGTCAACTTTTCCAACAAGGTTTTGTCTTAAGAAAAGTATCCCGCTTTATTACTAATGGAGCTGAAGATGCCGTAATGCCCATCCCCGTATTTTATGATAAGGAAACAGGTAAAATTCTTAAAGATACTTTACCTCCTGAGTTGAGAGACGAGTATGACACTATTTGATTGGCTTAAAGAGCTAACGGGTAAAAAACGAGATTGGGACTCCTTCTCGGATAAAGAGAGGGAGTCCTTTAATCCTTATATGGTTAATCGTTTTTTATCTATGCATCAACCTTTTATAGAGTTGGTTAATTATGTTCAAACCATTCCGTATCTTAACAAGAAAAAATATTATACAGTATACAGTAAATTGCTTCCAAAACAGAATGTTTGGCTTAAGTATATCAAATCAACAATGAAACAACCTACCACAGAATTAGTAGAGGCTTTATCTAAAATTTATGAATGCTCTACTCGAGAAGCAGCAACAGCAGTTGCTACTTTAGATAATGATGTTCTAGAAGACATGTTATATAAAGCAGGCTACCAGGATAAGGAAGTAATTAAAATGTTTAAATAATGGACAGCATCGTAACTTCAGTTATAGAACAATTTAAAACTCGATCAGAGTTTGGTGAAAAAAAGTATGGTGTTAATATGGATAGAAATGATCTATCATTTAAAGAATGGGTTACCCATATGAAAGAGGAACTTATGGATGCTATACTTTATTTAGAAAAATTAGAAAAATTACATGGCGAAGAAAAAACCCCAAATACTTAAGGAGATACAAAATAAGGAATTGCCTAAGGTAAATTATGCTTACCAAAAGTCAATTTCATATTCTCAAATGTCTATGTATAGAAGTTGCCCACACAAGTGGGCCCTTCAATACAAAGAAGGACATTATAATAATGATCCTAACATTCATTTTACATTTGGTACTTCAATGCACGAAGTAATCCAAGATTGGCTTACAGTACTATATGAAGAGTCGGGAGTTAAAGCAGATGAAATAAATCTAGAAGAACAATTTCAAGAAAAATTTATTTCTTTATATCAAGAAGAATATAAAAAATTTAACAATACTCATTACTCATCTCCTAAAGAATTAAGGGAGTTTTTTGAAGATGGAGTAGCAATTCTTGACTTCATTAAGAAAAGACGAAACCAATATTTTAGTAAACGAGGATGGCATTTAGCTGGGATTGAGTTACCAATTGTAATGAACGTTGGTAGAAACTTAATGTATAAGGGTTTTATTGATCTCGTATTATACCATGAACCCACAAATAAATTTTATATATACGATATAAAAACGTCTACTAGGGGATGGAACGCTAAAGCCAAATCAGACGAAACTAAGCAGATGCAACTTGTACTTTATAAAAAATTTTTTAACGAACAATATGGAATTCCACTTGAAAACATAGAAGTTGAATTTTTTATTGTACGTAGAAAAGTATGGGAAAATAGTGATTATCCTATTTATAGAGTACAACAACATAAACCGGCAGCGGGACGTAATAAACTTAATAAAGCAGATAGAATACTTAATGAGTTTATTACAGAATGCTTTACTTCTAAAGGAAAATATCAAGAAAAAAAACACCCAAAAGTAGTATCATCTATGTGTAAATGGTGTGCTTTTAACGATGATAAAAACCTTTGTAATAAAAATATGTCTTCCTAGTCTTTGACATATGTATATCAAAATATATGCTATGAAAAAAGATATGACATTAACAAGTGTAAAAATCCAAAGTGGTTTATTCGATGAATTTAAAATTGCATGCGTCAGACATAAGTTTTCTTTCCAAAAACTTTCTGACCGTTGCATTCATTTATATCTCACTGATGAGGATTTTAAAAGACAAATTCACAACCACAATAATCTAGATTTAGATTTATAAAAAACATACTAAAAAATAAAAATGGTTACAAAAATGAAAGGATATGTTCCTAAAGAGGAACGTAAAAAAATCCTATTAATGTGTGATGATATTAGAACACATTCTGGGATAGGCACAATAGCAAAAGAAATTGTTACTCACACCGCCCACAAATATAATTGGGTACAGGTAGCAGCAGCGATTAATCATCCTGAAGAGGGAAAGTGTATGAATTTAGATAGCGATACTAATGAACTTTTAGGTATTAAAGATGCTTCTATAACACTTTACCCTACTAATGGATATGGCACCCCCGATTTAATGAGACAGTTACTCATTAAAGAAAAGCCAGATGCTATATTTTTATTTACAGATCCTAGATACTGGGTTTGGCTTTTTCAAATTGAAAATGAAATTAGAAAACATTGTCCTATTGCTTATTTAAATATTTGGGATGACTATCCCGCTCCTATGTATAATAAAGAATACTATGAGTCTTGTGACTTATTAATGGGTATTTCTAAACAAACTGTTAATATTAATAAATTAGTATTAGGAGAAAAATCAAAAGACAAAATTATATCTTACGTCCCCCACGGACTAAATCATCTTTTGCACAAACCTATTAATAAATCATATAAAAAGTATGATGAGTTTATAGATTTTAAAAAAGATTTATTTAAAGATAAAGAAATTGATTTTGCTGTATTTTTTAATTCCAGAAATATTAGAAGAAAACAAGTACCTGATACTATTTGGGCTTACACTCAATTTGTTGATAAACTTCCTCTAGAAAAAGCCCAAAAATGTGCTTTAGTACTTAAAACACATAAAGTAGACGCTAATGGTACAGATCTTCCAGCAGTAGTTGAAATGCTTTGTGGTGATGATCCTGAAGGTAGATATAATATTATATTCCACGATCAAAAACTTGAAACAGAACAGATGGGATGGTTATATAACTGCACTGATGTTCAAATACAGTTAACATCCAATGAAGGTTGGGGTTTATCGTTAACGGAAGCACTTCTTAATGAAAATCTCATTATAGCTAATGTTACAGGAGGAATGCAAGATCAAATGCGATTTGAAAACGAACATGGAGATTGGTTTACCCCTGATGATAAAATCCCTTCTAACAACACCGGAGCCTATACAAAACATGCTCCATGGGCTTTTCCAGTATTTCCTACTAACCGTTCAATTCAGGGTTCACCTCAAACTCCTTATATCTGGGATGATAGATGCAAATCGGAAGATGCTGCTGAACAAATTATGAATGTTTATAATTTAAATAAAGAAGAGCGTCAAAAAAGAGGTAAATTAGCTAGAGAATGGGCTTTAAGTGATGAAGCAAGATTTTCTTCTGAAAAAATGGCTTATACTGTAATAGAAAATATGGATAAGTTATTTAAAACTTGGACTCCTAGAAAAAACTATGAGTTAATTAAAGTTGATAAAAAACAATCAAAAATTACACCCCATAATTTAATATACTAATGAAACCAATGTTTGTAATAAGTTGCCCCATTGATACCTACTCGGGTTATGGTGCACGTTCTAGAGATCTAGTTAAAGCTATAGTAGAACTAGATAGATATGATGTTAAAATATTACCTCAAAGATGGGGAAATACTCCTTGGAATTTTATAGAAAATAATTTAAAGGAATGGGATTTTTTAAAGCCCCTTATGTTACAAGGAAACCAACTTCCAAAAAAACCTGAAATTTGGGCCCAAGTAACCGTTCCTAATGAATTCCAAGCTATAGGTAAATATAATATAGGATTTACAGCTGGAATAGAAACAACAGTTTGTGCTCCACACTGGATTGAAGGATTAAACAGAATGGATATGAATGTTGTATCCTCAGAACATGCTAAGAAAGTTTTTGTAAATACTTCTTTTGAAAAAAGAAATGAAAATGACCAAATAATAGAAAAAATAACCCTAAAAAAACCAGTGGAGGTATTATTTGAAGGAATGAATTTAACTAAATTTTTTCCTTCTAAAGAAAAATCTTCTATTGATTTAAGTAAAGTAAAAGAATCATTTGCTTATTTATTTGTAGGACACTGGATGCAAGGTAATTTAGGGGAAGATAGAAAAAATGTTGGTTTATTAGTTCAAACTTTTTATGAAACTTTTAAAAATCAAAAATCACCTCCTGCGTTAATTTTAAAAACTAGTAGTTCTGGAGCTAGCTACTTAGATAGAGAACATATTTTAAAAAAATTAGATCATATAAAAGAAACTGTAAAAGCTGATACATTACCTAATGTTTATGTTCTTCACGGAGAGTTTTCGGATGAAGAAATAAATGATCTTTATAACCATAAAAAGGTAAAAGCTATGGTTTCTCTAACTAAAGGAGAAGGATTTGGTCGTCCTTTACTTGAATTTAGTTTAACTAAAAAACCCATAATTACTACTAATTGGAGTGGGCATCTTGACTTTTTAGATTCAAAATTTACAACGTTAATAGATGGTGAAGTAAAACAAGTACATGATAGTGCTGCCATAAAAGATATGATTCTTTTAGAAAGTAGCTGGTTTGCTCCTAATGTAATAGAAGTACAACAACACTTACAAAATATGTTTACTAATTATAAAAGTTATGAAAAGGGAGCTATGCTTCAATATCATAAAAGTAAAAATAACTTTAACTTTGAGCATATGGTAGAAGTATTAGGCGTAATTTTGGATCAATGTCCTGAATTTCCCTCTCAAATTCAAT